TAGCCGAGCGGCATAAGAGCACGCCGGGTTAGAGCGTGGTTGCCTAGGTGCGGGGAAGAGTCGAACAGTAAACCACGAGTTACCGGTTTAACTCGGCGGGTGATTTGAAACCCTAACACTTGGTTGGGGGTTCGAGTCCCTCACGGCCTACTAGCTCGGCAGGCGGGGAAACTTGCCCGCCGAGCGAAGACCTAGCTATTCGGTTGTAAATGAACTTGCGTTGTCTTCTCCCCGTCAAGGTTTCAGACAGCGCCGGTGCGAAGCACCGGATGGTTAGGTCACGACGCGCTCAGGCTTCTTCGGCTTGGGCGCGTCGTCTTTTTTGCCAGGAATCGAATTCTTTTCGAGGAATGATGTAGGGCGAGGTGGCCTTGTTTGGGTCTAGCTTGCTAGCCTTGATATTGCCACGCTCGATCTCGGCCACAATGTACCGGGTGGTCACGCCCTCTTCCTCAGCGGCTTGGGAGACAGTTAGATAGTCCATACCGAATTGAGAATAGCACACTCGGAACAAGAGTCAAGAAGCAATTTCAGAGGGAGGGCTAAGACATGAAGACCTTGCTTCGCGCCGTGGTGTACTACATGGGCGCGTCTTTTATTGCTGGTGTGTGCTTCGTGATGGTATTCATGATTTGGTCAGGCGACGCAAGCAACCCGATTCAAACCCAAAGATCGAGCAATCCCTCAAGACCAACGGCTTACCCGACCCGCTCGTTTGATGCCTACAACGCACAACCGGCCCAGACTGTTGCAGAGAAGTTTGAAGATGGAGTTCGGCGTGCACGCCCAGATAATATGGTGTATCCCTACCGTGATCAGATCAGAGTATCCACCGATGGCGGCGTGTTAATGTTTATTTTTCGGGGTGAGACCGAGGCGCTCGAGGAAGCCATGGACGTGGCGGCAGAATTGATCTCCTATGGCGCGACTACAATTCTAAGTGAAGGGCTGCCCTACACGGAGGTTGTGTTTGCTTATCCCGGCCCTCAGCAAACGCACATGTTTGTGTGGATCGAGGGCGGGGACGCGATCCGGGTTGTCGCCAGAGAGCCAGCGAAAGTGTGGGAATACATGCGTTCTGGCGTGGATTGGGGAAATGTTCCGCTAGAAGATCGCCCACAATCGGCGCCCGTAGAGTTGCCAGTGTGCGATTGCTCAGGGAACGTCTATCAGTGTAGAGACTTCGCGCGACAAAGCGATGCGCAAGCCTGCTACCAGTATTGTTTGCGCAAGGCTGGGGCGGCGGACGTGCATCAAATCGATACGGATGCTGATGGCATAGCGTGCGAGAGTCTTTCGCCGTGACCAAAAAGACAAACCTGATCGCTTTTTTCGTACGATAGTGCAACTTGACTTATTCCGAGTTGAGTATATAATACTAATATAGAAATCGGCCCCGGCCAGTGTTATCACCACCGACCGAGGCCTGACCCACCCACTGAAGTAGCAGTGGAAGGGCTGACCCCGATTGTACCCCGGCACTCGCCGGCAACGGGCCGCCTTTCCACCCGGAAGGCGGCCCGTTTGCATGGACAAGCGTTTGCTCCGTTCCCTCTCCAAAGTTGAACACACCCCGACCGGCTGCTGGCAATACACCGGCGGGCTGAACCGCGACGGCTACCCGCAGACCACGCGCCTGCTGCACCGCTTCGTGTATGAGTGCCTGGTCGGCCCCATCCCGGCCGGGCACGAGCTCGATCACGTGTGCCGCAACCGCGCCTGCCTGAACCCGCTGCACCTGGAACCGGTGACCCACAAGGTCAACACCCTGCGGAGCAACGGCGTCACCGCCCTCAACGCCCGCAAGACCCACTGCCCGCACGGGCACGAATACACCGAGCGCAACACCTATCGTCACGCCGGGCGGCGCCGTTGCCGCACGTGCATGAACCAGAAGCGATACGCGCGCGCCGTCCGGGCCCGCGCCCAGAAGAAAGGACTCTCAGCATGAACAAGTCTGACCCGCACGCTTTGCTCGTCGGCGCGTACGTCCTGCGCTGGTTGGAGCGCAACGACGTGGCCGGCACGTATGCGCTCAGCCAGGCTGAGCAGGCCGCGCTGCTCAACCGCGCCCACGCCGTTGCCGCCCGCTTTGAGCGGATTTATACTGGAGAGCAATCATGACCACGCCACCCTCCATCCCCCTGGCCACCCCCAGGTCACCCATCCCGGCGCCCCTCCAGACGGCCGCCCCCAATGGCCGCCCGCCCGCGCCCATCCCCAGCCCGTCCCAGATCCGCGCCGCCCGGCTGGAGATCAGTTACATCTCTGCCGCCGGCTTCGAGCACACGCTCATCCTAGAAGGCGAGAGCGGCCAGGCCCTGATCGAACTGGCCCACGCCGTGGACAAGCAACTGCTGAGCCGCAACTGCAAAGCGCGCGCGGCGAGCGCGCCCGCCACTGCACCTGCACCGGCCAGCGCCGGGCAGGGGGCCGCGCCCAAGTGCAAGTATCACGGCGGCGTGATGAAGTTGGGCAAGGGCGGAAAGTACTTCTGCCCGAAGAAGGTGGACGGCGGCTACTGCGATTACACGGTGGCGGAGTAGGCCATGATCGCACACTGTCGTGTTTCCATTTTCGAGACCTGGCTGTGCTACGCTGATCACGCTTCCTAATTTTCCAACTGGCGCATACACTGAAATAAGAAAGGATGACCCCATGCGAAACAAAACCCATTACTTGAACCTCCTCGCCCAAAACCCCTCCGCTCAAGTTGGTTTCACGCTCGCTGCCTCGGCTGTGTATGCGGCGCGGCATGGCAATTGCGACGACGCTGAGCGCGGCACGAACGAGTGGGCAGACATCGCCCGCGACCTGAGGAAACGGTACGGCGAAAGTCTCGACGCTGACCAGGTGCGCGCTGAAATGGAACAACCCACAACGGGTGTATAATACCGATCTAGTCTAGCCATGCTGGTTTTGTGCCGCCGCCCCGTGAAGAGGGGCGGTGGCATTTAACCGGCCCCCGCCCCGCCCGATTGACTCTCTCCCCCAACCGCTATAGACTCTCATACGACCTGACAGAGTCGATGACACCGGGGTCTGCACCTGGCGCCTGCGCGCCACGTGCGGGCCCCGGCGTTTTATTTTCAAAGAGGCTCCTGCATGACCCCCAACCCCATCACCGAACTTCTTAAGCGCCGTGAGACCATCGCCTTTATCGTGGCCACCCTAATGTCGGCCATCGCCGCAACCCAACTACCGCAGCGCGCCGGCCTACCCCTCCCTGAAGCAGCGCTTGGTCAGCTCACCACCAGCGTCTGGCTGATCTTCGTGGGCTTCTTCGTCGAGGGCAAGTTCCGGGGCGCGGGCTACACCGGCGACCTTAAGACCGCCTTCACCTCCAGCCGCTTCCGACTCTTCTACGTGCAGGGCTTTGTACTGGTGGTCAACGCCTTTCTGCCGGAAGGCTTCAAGCTCCCCGAGGAAGCGCTGACCGGCCTGGGCCAGTTTGTGGTGGCCGGGGTGTTGGGCCTGACCACCGGCGACGTCGTCCAGACTCTCCGCCTCACGCCTTCCATCAGCGGTGGCGGCCAGGCGCGTAGTTGACGCGCCCGAGCCGCGCCACCCGGCGCATGATGCGTGTTCACCGAGTCGGGCGCCATCGCCATTCTCCTGGCGGTCGTGGCGCTCTGGCTAGGTTTGAAATTAGCGAGCGTCCATCGCGAATACAACGCCAAGTTCGCTGAGCTGCGCAAGCAGCGCGAGATCGACGTCCGACAACACAGTATTGATGAGCAGGTGATCGCCCAGCTCGAAGACAAGAACGTCCAACTGCGCCTGGAAAAAGTGGCGTGTATCGCCGAGAACAAGCAGTTGGAGAAACGGATCGTTGAACTGACCGAGGGCTCTGACCAAGTGAAGCACATGTGGGAAGAAATCCGGGCGCGGCGCGGCGAGCGACCGATCAGCATCGTCAACCAGAACACCGGCGGCGACTCGACCGTGGGCGGCGACGTGGCCGGACGCGACACGCGCCGCGAGACCGAGACCCCGTGATCACCAACGCCCAGGCCTTCCGCGCCCTCGACGTGGCGCTGCGCTGTGTGCAGATGCTAGCCGGCGACGTGCGCGCCCTGGAGGCGCTCACCTCGGACGAGACGGTGACCGCCATCCTCGAGCGGCACGGCCTCGGCCCCAGCCAGATCGATCTCTTTCGCATGTGGGATCGGGTGCGCCAGGAGGCGGGCCAGGACACGCTGACCAAAACGATGCTGGTGTTGACTATGATGCGCGATGTCTTCCAGGGCCGCCCGGCGGACGAACCGGCGGTCTGGCCCTGAACGATGGATGACCCGGCCCTCACCCTGGCGCTGGCCACCCGCCTGGCGCGCTACCTCAACGTGGAGCAGACCATCAAACTGCTCGACCTGTTGGAGATGATCGAGACGACGGCCGGCGGTTATGGCGACGTCGCGATCGTGATGCAGGGCGGGCACGTGCGCTACCTGCGCCCGACGATGTCCGTGGACGTGACGCCGAAGCCGAAGCCCCGGCCCACGTAAGCAGACGTTTGATTAGGGCCGATTTCAAAGGGGTATTCAAACGTGGTGAGGGCGCACACCGCCCTCATCCAGACCGGCTTTTTACGAGAGGCCGTGACCTATGGCGAAGGATGGAACCCGACGCGGCGGCGCGCGCTCCGGCAGCGGCCGCAAGACCCGCGCGAGCACCCGGCTCAAGCAGCAGTTTCTAGCCCGGCAGCACAAGGCGGCGGAACAGGCCTTCGACCTGGTCGTGCGTACGATGCGCGGCCAGGCGAACGATTTAGGATTGAGAGTCGAGTGCGCCAAGCTGGTGATGGATCGGGTGTATGGCAAACCCAAACAGGCCCTGCTGCTGGGATTGAGAGAGGAGACGCCAGGCGGAACATTGGAATGGACGGTCAAATTTTCCCGGCCCGATTAAGCGATGCCCGACATTACCGTGCCCTGGTGGCCCCAGCCGCGCCAGGCCGAACTGATCCGGGCGGCCGGCCTGCTCGACACGCTGCGCACCGGCGCGCCGCCGCAGAAACCCCAGGCGCGCGTGATCGGGTACGGCGGTGCCGCGGGCGGGGGCAAGACCGACGCCGACCTGGGCCTCGCGTTCACCTGGGCCGCGGCCTACCCGGGCAGTCAGATTGCGTTCTTCCGCCGGACTTTCACCGAACTCGAAGGCCCGGACGGCGCCATTCAACGGGCGCACGAGCTGCTGGCCCCGCTCCGGCGCGCCGGCGCAGCGAAGTGGAACGGCGACAACCACCGCTGGACCTTCGCCTGGGGCAGCGTGCTTCAGTTTTGCCACTGCCAGACCGCCAAGGATGTATTCAACTATCAATCGGCGCGCTTCGACCTGCTCCTCATCGACGAGGCGACGCATTTTCCCTGGCCGATGGTGGACTACCTGATGACCCGCAACGGCCCGACGGTGGACAGCGTGTTGCAACCGCTGGCCGTCTTCACCACCAACCCCGGCAATGTGGGGCACGGCTGGTACAAGACTCAATTTGTGGATGTGCGCCCGTGGGGTCAGCCGCACGACGTGCTCCTGCCCAGCGGCGAACCCGAGCGGCACATGTTCATCCTGGCCAAGCTGGACGACAACCCGATCCTCGACCGGCGCGCCAGCGGCGAGTATCGCCAGACCCTGAAGAAGCGTGATCCCGTGACCAAACAAGCGTTGCTCGACGCCGACTGGAATATCTTCATGGGCCAGGTCTTCAAAGAGTGGCGGGAGGATCGGCACATCATCAAGCCGATGGAACTGCCCGCGCACCATCCACGCTTCATGGGGATCGATTGGGGCTATGCCAGCCCGTTCGCCGCTTACTGGCGCGCCAAGGACCCGGACACCGGGCGGGTGTATGTGTATCGCGAGGCCTACGATGTGGGCTTGACCGATCGCCGGCAGGCTCGCCTGATCCGCGATATGACCCCGCCGCTGGAAAAGATAAGGCACCGTTACGCCGACCCGTCCATGTGGACCAAGCGCAACCAGGAGGATATGACCTTCTCGACCGCGGACGAGTACGCGGCGGAAGGGGTCTATCTCACCCGCGCGGACAACGACCGGCTGACGCGGGTGCGCAAGTTGCACACCCTGCTGGCCGATCTGCCGGATGGCCGGCCCGGGCTGCTGGTCTTCCAGACCTGTGTGGAGTTGATCCGCACCCTGCCGGCGTTGGTGGCCGACCCGATCCGCCCGGAGGATGTGGACACCGACGGCGAGGATCACGCCTACGACGCGCTGACCTATTCGCTGACTCCGGATCGGCCCGTGCCGCCGGGCAAAGACAAGGTGTTGGTCGTACACGACCCGCTCCTCGGGCGAGCACGCCGATCCGGGGATGGCCTCGGGAGCCGCGACCTATGAAAGACCTGACCGACATTCAACAGCGGGCGTCCACGCTGGTGGGCCTGTACTCGGGACGCGATGGGCTGTACGAAGAACTGCGCAAGATGTTCCACATGGAATGGAGCGACGAGCCCAAGGGCGACTGGATCAAAGCCACGATGGCGCCGTCGGCGCACAACGCCCTGCTGGGCGCGGTGCGGCTGATGATCTCGACTGCGCCGCAGTTCAACGTCGCCTATGACGAGGCCGACGCCGGCACCCGCGAGACCGCCAGCCAGATCGAGCAGGCGGCGCTGGCGATGTGGACGGGCAGCGGGCGGGCCACGCAGCGCCCGCCGCACTACGACCAGGTCTTCAGCGCGCTGATGTACGCCGAGATCTGCGCGGCCGTGACGCGCACGGCTGACCTGGTGAAGTATGCCGAAGGCTCCGGCGACAAAGCCCAGCGGGTGCGCATGAAACACCTGGCGGTCGAGACGCCCTATCTGTTCACGACCTTCAACCCCGCCACCTGCTATGGGGATTTCGACCTGTACGGCCTGCGCGGGATGCTGCGCCGGACCACGACCACCTGGGGCGAGGTGCAGGCGACCTGGGGAGCGTTGGTCCAGGACGACGGCCAACGCCGACCGGAAGAGAAGGTGGTGCTCAACGATTGGTACGACTGGGCCGAGCGCGCCGTGTGGATGGATGGCGCTGACCCCATCTTCCATGCGGAGCACGGCCTGGCCTTCATGCCGGTGGTGGATCAACTGGTCGAGGGCACCACACTCTTCGATCTGCCGGAGCGCCAGCGTCTCCCGTTCTTCTATGCGTTGCACAAGAGCGGGCTGTGGAAGCGCGAGAACCTGAGCCTGACCACGATCTACTCACTCATCCACGCGCTGGGCTCCAACCCGTTGCTGGTGTACGAGACGGACGACCGGGATAACGCCCTGCTGATCGACCGCACCCTGCCCGGCGGGGTTCTTAAGATCAACAAGGGCGAAAGTCTGCGCTCGCTGGCCGAAGTCGTCGTCAACCCGGAGCTGTATCGCGGTCTGGAGATGGCGCAACGGCTCAACGAAGAGAGCACCATCCCCAAGATGGCGCTGGGCGCGCCGCCTCAGCAGGCGCTGGCGTTCTCGGCGATCAGCCTGCTGGTGCAGAGCGGGCGCCTGCCCCTCATCACCACCAAACAACTGGGTGCGGAGGCCATCGCCAACCAGGTGCGCGCGGCCCTGGCCTGGTACAAGAGCGACCCACCCACCGGCATGAAGTTCTACAACGCGCGCGGCGGCGCGATCCCGCTGCGGCCGGCCGACCTGCCCGAGCGCCTGGCCCTGCGCGTGAGCCTGGAGCCCGACCTGCCGACCGACAAGCTCCAGATGGCCAACACCGGCAACGCCCTGGCGGCCAGCGGCCTGGCCAGCACGCGCTGGGTGCGCGAGAACATCCTCAACATCGGCCAGTCGGAGGCGATGGACAAGGAAATCTGGATGGAGAAACGGCTGCGCTTTGAGATCGAACGCCTGTTCCAGCAGTTGAACGCGCAAGACCAGCTGAAGCTCCAGCAGATGGCGGCGCAGATGCAGGCGGTGCAACAGGAGCGGAGTCAGGCGATGGCGCAAACCGTGGCCGAGAACGAGCCGGCCCAAGACCGGGCCAACGGCGGGCCGCCCCCCTCCCCCGTCCCGCCCGGCGGCGTCGGCGAGGGACAGCCGCTGAACGGGCCGCTGCCCCCTCGCTGGCAGGCGGGCTGAGATGGTGAAGATCACCGACCTGCTGGGCGCGTTTGTGGAGGTGCAGTTCCAGGCCGCCGAGTGGGAGCAGGAGTTCCAGGCGATATTTTTTGGGCCGCTGGCGCTGGCCCAGCAGGTGCAGGCGTTCCTGGCGGCCGATGATGAGACGAGGGAGTCGCTTCGCTTAGAGCTGCCCCCTCACGAAATGGCGCAGATGCGTGACCACGCCGGCCGGTTGGCCAGCGTGGTCAACCCGCCCCTTCGTGTGAGGGGGCAGAGCGACACAGGAGTTCCACCCTATGTACCCTAATCTCTTCCGCCGAGGGGGCACCGGCCAACAGCGCAACGTCAACACGCGCGCTACAGCTTTACCGGCCTTTCGCCAGCCCTCCACCAACCCCCGACTCTTCCCGGCTGTGTCGCCCAGACCCCTGGTGGCGCGCGCCCCCTCACAGCCGAGCGCGCCGAGGGGGCAGGCGTTTGGATCGAGGGGGCAGGACGCGGCCGCTATCCCACGCTACGAGGGGGCAGGGGTCGCTCCGCTTAGCGGTGCGCTGAGCGAGCCTGGATTTGGTGTGAGGGGGCAGAGCTACGCGTACGCGGATCGAGGGGGCACGGGCGCGGAGCCGCTGTCACCGTATGCCCTTCAGCCACTCCAACGGCGAGGCGGCTTTCTCGGCTACCCCCCGCGACCGAGTGGGGGATACCCCCCGATCGGCCTCCCGGCCTTCCAGTCCGGGGGCTTTGATCCATTTCGCCTCATCCATCGCCAAGTGACAGGAGGTTACTATGCCGCCTATTAGGCGCCCGCCGCGGCAAGGCTCGCCGCCCACCCCCACCCCCACACGCCAGGGCCAGCAGAACCAGGGGCAGACGCCGCCGACCGTCACCCGATTCCCGGGGCGGGGCGGGGTGGGCGGCGGGACGGTCGCCATCCCGCCCTACCCCCCGCGACCGGGGCGCGGAGCGCCCCCGGTCAGTGGGGGCTACCCCCCGCCCCCCGCGCAGTTGCCGGCCGGCTTCTCACTCTCGGGGGTGAACGCGCCCAGGGTGAGTCCGTGGGCGGGCTTTCCGAAATTCATTGAAAACGCGGCCGCATTTTTCTCCAATCTCGGCAAAGGAGTTCCCTACGATCCCAGCTATGGGATCGGTGGGCCACCTGTCCCCGGTGTGCCAGGCTATGGCAAAATCTTGCCGGGTGTTCAATTGCCAGGATTACAGAGCGCCAGGCCCATTAAGGGGACTTATCTTTTGGAACATCCACCCGATTACCTGCGGGACCCAAATACGCTCCGGTTCTCACCGCTGACGGCCGCCCAACTGAGAGCGCGCGAACGCAACCGCGCCAACCTGGTGCGGCAGAGCGGGACGTGGGGAACGGGGGGGGAATTGCTCGAAGTGGGGCCGCTCTACGAGGCGGCCTTCACGCCCGAGGCGCCGGACATCCCGGCCTACACCGGGGGCGGGGGCTATGACGACTACGGCGGCGGGGGCGGCGGGGGCGGGGGCGGGTATGACTACCCCGACCGCGAGCTGCCGCCCTGGATGTACGGCCTGCTGAACTGGCGCTTCTAGAGTCCATGCCCAAACGCCTCCCCCAACCCCCCCGCCCGGGACCGGTGGCCCCGCCGCTGGCGGCCCCCACAGAGCGGGGCGCGGAGCGCCCCCGGTCGCAGGGGGGGGCCGGAAGCGCCGCCCGCCCTCCGCGCTCATCGGCGCCCATCCGGCCGGCGCAAATCCGGCCCCGCATTCCGCTCACCCCGCCCACCTCGCAGGGCGACTTCGGGCCGCCGCAAGCCCTGACCCCCGAACAGCGCGCGCAGTTCTATCAACCGGGCGGCCCCGGCCAGCAGTATCAGGGCGTGGACCAACCCCGCCCGCAATCCTACGCCCTGCGCGAGGGCGACGTGGCCCCGGTGCGCCTGGTCGTCCGGCGCGGGCAGGGGCAGACGGTCATCGTCGAGGCCGGCACGAAGCTGACGCAAGACGCCTTGCGGGCAGCCCAAGCGGGCAACGAGTGGTCGAGCTACTTCGGCGGGGTCGCGCCGCCCTCCCCCTTGCGGCCGCGGAAGCCCCGGCTGGGGGCGCTGGGCTATCAAGCGCCCGTGCCGGGCCAGCAATTTGGCCTGCCCGAAGGCGACCCCAACAAAACCATGCGCGGCAAGTTCGCGCAGTTTCTGGGCTCGCCCCTGGGCGCCGCCAGCCAGATCGGGATAGGGGCGCTCCCCGGCGTGATGGTGGGCGCGTCGCTGGGCGGGCCGGTCGGGGCGCTGGCGGGCGGCCTGCTCACGGGCGGGGTCACGGCCGGCGGCCTGGCGTATCAGCGCTATCTGCAATCCGCCTATGGCCTGGCGGAGGCGCAGAAGAAGTTTGACGAATCCGTCTTCGGTCAGTTTGGAAAAGTATTGGACGCGCCCCGGCAGTGGCTGGAGCAGGGGATCGGCGTCGGGACGCAGGCGGTGGAAGACCCGACCGAGGTCTTCCAGAATTTAGGCGCGGCCTGGGAGGCGGCCCGGCTGACGTATGTGTCGGCGCCGATTGATCCGCGCGTCCTGGACCCGGCGCGCTGGTGGGCGGGCGACCTGAAGAACCCCATCGACTTCAGCACCAATCGGACCTTCGTCGATTACGATTTGCCCGAGACGACGGGCGGGGTGGCGGCGTTGGTGGAAGCACGTAAGCGCATCGCCGCGGGCGAAAGCGCCGCCCAGGTCTTCGCCGAAATCCAGGGGCGCTACGGCGCGCCCGGCCAGATCCGCGAACTGCTGTCGGGGTTCCTGCTCGACCCGCTCAACTTCGCCGAGGGGGCGCAGGGCCTGGCCCTGCGCGGCCTGGCCCGGGCCGCGCACGCGGACGACCTGGCGCTGGCCACCCGGCTGGCGCGCGGGACGGGCCCACTCTCGCGCTTCACCCAGGGCGGGCTGATCGACACCGCCCAGGCCTATCGCAATATCAAGCTCACGAAGCTCATGCGCGAGGGCTTCACCGACGCGCGCCACCTGTCCTGGTTCCAGCGCGCGCTGATCGGCCCGGAGATGGTCGGCATCCTGCGGGGCGAGTATCACCCGCCCCAACCGTGGGAGCTGTGGCGGCTGACCCCGGAGAGCCAGGCGCGCGAGCAGGTGGTGCAGGCCAACAATTACGTGCAGGCCCACGTGCTCAGCCGACTGCCGAACGACGAGACCATCGCCGCCCGGGCGGCGGAGCTCTTGCAGGGGATGAAGACGGCCCGGCTGGACGAGAACGTGGAGCGGCTCGACCCGGCGGCGCGGGCCATGCTGAGCCTCGAGGGCCAGGTGGTGCAGCGCTCGCTGCGCCACGGCGGCGACGTGGAGTTGAATCTATTGACGGGTTGGCAGGACATGACCAGCGCGCGCGCGCTGCTGGCCGACGTGGCCGCCAAACTCGGCGACACCCCGACCGGCATTATCAAGCGGGCGACCGACGGCGAGGCTGGCAAGCTGCTGCGACTCTATGGCCAGGCCGGTGGACAGGTGGCCAAGGGCGTGACGGCCAAGAGCTTCGAACAGTCCATGCGCGCCTTCGCCGAGGGCGCGCCGTACAACCCCGAGATGTTCAAAGCGGCGCTGCTGTCGGGGCTGCTCGAACAATCGGGCAAGTGGGCGGCGGATTTCTTTAAGATCAAGGCGCCCGGGTTCCTGGAACAGCTGGCCGGGGTGGTCAAGGCCGCGCAGAGCGCGGTCCTGCTGGGCCTCAACCCGGGCTACCTGGTCAACAATTTCCTGGGCAACCAGGTCACGATGCTGGCGCGCGGCGCGTGGGGGTTTCAAAACCTAAACACGCTGCGCGAGGAGATGGGGCGCTTCGGCCTGGCGCCGGCGCGCATGATCGAAGGCGTGTCGCCCGCCGACGAGGCGGCCACGCTCAGCGCGCAACAGCGGTACACCACCCTCGTCCAGGCGCATGAAGCCGGGCTGCGTCCCATTCAAGAGGCCCGCACCCCGGCCTCCCCGTTGGAGAACCTGCGCCAACACGCCAGCCGCCTGGCCCAGATGACGCCCTTTCTGAAGGCCTCGCAGGCCGTCGAGCGGCACGCCAGCGCCAACGCCTTCGGCGCCGGCTTTCGGCAGATGTGGGAGCGGGCCTGGCGGCGCGGCGTGGGTTTCGAGCGCCTGCCCGCGGAGCTGGAGCAAGCCCTGGCCGGGGTCGATCCGCGCCTGCCCGATTTCATCTACGCGGCGGCCGAGGCCGGCTACACCCCGCAAGACATTAGCGCCCGGGTGCTGGAGCGCGCGCCGCGCCCGGTGGTGCAGGAGTTCTACACCCAGGTGGCGCGCACCCTGGGCCTCGACGACGAGCGGCTGCGCTCACTGCTGGAGTCGGGCGGCCTGGGTCCGGCGCTCAACGCGCGGCTGGCCCAACTCCCCGACAACGCCACCCGTCAGGACGTGCGCCAGGTCTTCCAGGAGGTGCGCGTGCAGGCCGAGCAGTTCATGGCCGAGCAAGAGGCCGCCTATGCCCAGGCCCAACTCGACTACGTCGCCCAGGCGGCGGGCGGAAACGAGCTGGGGCTGACCGATGCCGGCGCGCTCCTGGAGACCTTCGACCAACTCACCACCCGCCAGGCCGAGAGCTTCATCAGCCACAAGCGCCTGCTCGAAGAAGTGTGGGACGACTGGCTAGGCGGGCGCATCACGCGCGACGAGCAACTGGCGCGCATGAAGGACGCCGGCGACAAGCTCTACCGGCAGGGGCTGTTTGTGGAGCAGCAGGCCACCGCCGACGGGCTGGCGGCCGGGATGAAGACGGCCGGCCTGCCCCTCGACCCGGGCTTCCCCGCCGCGCAGCGCACCATCCACGATCTGACCGGCGACTTCCACGCGCAGCGTGAGCAGGTCTACCGCGAGTTCTTCCGCCGCCCGAAGAATGAACGCACGCCGGAATTGTGGGCGGCCACCCAGCAGCAGGTCGACGACGCCTACCGCAACTTCATCGGCCATCGCGGGCAGCTCCAAGAGTCGATGGACGCCTATCTGGCGGCCGCCTACGAGCGGCGCTTTCCCGCCAGCGGGGAGCGGGTGCGCGCCTGGCGCGACGGGGTCCGCACGCACGAGGCCGCGTACGAAGACGCGGTCCTGAAACAGTTCACCGACGCGCGCGCGCTCCCTGACCCAGTCGCCCGGAATCAATTGTGGCGCGCCTTCGACGACCGCATGATCCAGCAGCGCCTGGCCTGGACGCGCGAGGCGATCGCCGCCCGGAAAGCGATCTGGGAGACGGTGCCCGGCCCGCAGGCCCTACAGAACGGGACCGCGATCGCGCAGGGAGCCGCGCCAGCGCCCATGTCCGCAGACATTTCGACTCTCCCCACGCCCCAGGCCGCTGACGAATTACAACGCCAGGCGACCGCCGGCGCGCAACTGGCCGAGGCCCAATCCGACCAGGCCCTGACGGCCGAGTACTTCGCGCTCGACCGGGACTACACCCGACTGGGCGGGGAGGCGCCGCCGGAACTGGTGGCCCGCTTCCGCGATGTGCAGCAACGGTTCAATGATCGTTTCCCTGAAGCCCCACCCACGCGCGCGACTCCGCCCGAAGCCCAGAGCGCCGTCACCTGGAACCTGAGCCGCAAGCGGGTCGAGATCGGAGGCGAGCCGACCCCGGAGCAGCAGGACCTGCTGAAGAGCCTGGGCTGGCGGCAGGAGAAGGCCACCGGGGCGTGGTATAAGCGCGGCGACTTCGCCAGCGAGGGGCGGCGCGTGATGGGTGAGGCAGCCCTGCGGCCGTTTGAGCAGAAGCGCCTGGAGCGTCTGCGGGCCGGGCGGCTGCCCCTCGCCCCGGCCGCGCCGCCGCCCGAGGCCCTGACCCCGGCGGGCGCGATCCGCCTCCCCCGCCGTGAGCTGCCGCCCGCACTCTCGCAGGCGCTGGAGATGCAGGCGCGTGAGATGCTGCGCCAGGTGGCGGAGGGCGAGGCCGGGCAGCGGGTGTTCGTGCGGGACGAGGCGGGGTATCTCACCGGCGACGTGCTGGCCGCCCCTTCCACCTATCCCGATTGGTATGGCGCCCTGAACGCGCGGCGCGAGACCATCGTGAACGCGCTCCAGAAGATCGTGAAGGACGCCGGCGCCGACGTGGACCGGGCGGGCCAGGCGATCCTGCGCCGGCTGAAACAAGCCATCCTGGACGAACTGGCCAAGACCGATCCGCTGACGGGCCGCCCGCCGGAGCCGGAGGTGTTGCGCTTCCTGGGCCGTAGTTCAGCCGAGATCGACGCGGCCCGCGCCGCCTGGCGGGTGGCTCAGGCCGAGCCCTTCGTCCAGCCCTTTCTCGACTCACTCACCGAACAGGGCGGCCTCAGCCGGGCGCAGTTCGTCGAACGCCTGGGGCGCGAGTTTGAGAACGTCACCCCGGAGCAGGCGCGGGCCGTGGTGGCCATCACCGACGCCCGCGCGCAGGCCTGGGCGCGCCAGACCGGGCGCGATCCGGAGCAGTGGTACGCCGCGCATCTGGCCGATGTGCGCACCGCCGGTGAGGCGGGCGATCTCTTCCAGCTCGCGACGCCCGAGCAGGTGCAGGCGCGCTTGGCCCGGGCGCGCACACAGTTGGGCGAGAGCGGCATTGCGCAGTTTGGAGGGATTCCGCTCAGCTTCATCGCCGATCCGCACACACGAGCGCTGGTCGAGGAATACCGGAGCGCCGCGCTCGACCAGCGCTTCCTCGAGGCCTACGGACGAGCGTTCAACCTGGGCGACCAGGGGCAGATCGCGCGTCTCCTGGCCGGGGAGGCCGCCGAGTTCCAGGCTCGCCCGGATGGCGCGTTCGATATCGTGCTCGGGGATCGCGCGGTGGCGAACGCGCCCAGCCTCGACGAGGCGCGCCGGATGGTGCAGGAGCTGAACGTCAAGAACTATACGCCGCGCCTCTATCAGACCGGACCCGAGGCCTACCGCGTCTTCCGCGAGAGCGGGCCGGACGGCGTGCGCTATTACCTGCACGACGCCCAAACCAACCGGCGCATCCAGGGACCCTTTGAGTCGTCCGAGCAGGCCCGGGCCCGCATTGAGGAGCTGGTCGCCTTCGCCGAGCGCGGGTTCTACCAGGGGGAGGGGATGAAGAAAGGGAGCGTCGAGTTCCTGGAAGACGGCCGCGCCATCGTGCGCGCCTTTGAGACGGCGGACGTCTCGACTCTCGTGCATGAACTGGGCCACGTCTTCCGGCGCGACCTGCCGGCGGATGACCTGGCCCGAGCGGAGATTCATTACGGGGTAGAAAATGGTGAGTGGCAGGTCGGGCCCGAGGAGCAGTTTGCCCGCGATTTTGAGCGGTATCTGGCCACCGCCGACGCCCCAACGCCCCAACTGCGCGGAGTCTTCGAGCGTCTGCGCGCCTGGCTAACCGAAATCTATCGCTCCGTCCGGGACTTCCTGACCCGACCCAGCGACGAGACGACCGCTATCTTTGATCGGCTCTTGCGCGTGGACGACGCGACCGAGGGCGCCGGCAACTTTGCGTTGACCCCGCGCACCGAGGGCCGGGTGCTGTATCAGGCGAACGATGGCAGCCTGGTGGTGCGATCCGGTGACGAGGTGCAACGCCTGCCCCCGGCCAGCGCTGAGCCGCCGCTCCTGCCGCCGGGCGTGCTGGCTGACGATGGCGCGATGCCCACGCCGGTGGCCGCCGCGCAGTCCGAGACGTATTGGCGCCAGTTACGGCCGGCCCTGGCCGAGCTGCAACGCGCTATCGAAGCGGATGTCCAAACCGGAAGAGTCAAAGGCCAGGCCCTGGACCCCGACCAGCGCCAGGCGGTGACCCATTACCTGCAACGGGTGGGCGACCAGATGGGGGAGGCCAAGTTGCTGGCCCTGAAGTGGGGCGAGTACAAACGCGACGCGGCGCTCCTCAATTACAGCCGCCGCTATATGCTCGACACCTATTTGGGGATGGTGGCGCCCTACGAATTCTTCGCGACTCACTCGATGATGAAGTGGGCGTTGCACTCCCTCCAAACGCCGGCGCTGCTGGCGCATTACTATCGGATCAAGCGCTTCCTGGAGACGAACGTGCAGAAGCCCGGCTTCCCCTCGCGCCTGATGGGACGGGTGAAAATCCCGCTCCCCTGGCTGCCGGAGTGGATGGGCGGCGGGGTGTGGGTGGACCCGCTCAAGCTGGGCCTGCCCCTTGAAACCTTCGGCGCGCCGTGGGAGCAATACGCCCAGTCTCAGACCCGGCTTGAGAGTCGGGTGCAGCGAGAACTGGAGAAGCAGCTCGAGGCCGGGCAGATCACCCAGGCCGACTATGACCAGGCCGTGGCCAGCTACCAGCCCGGGATGCTGGAGCAGGCGACGGGGCAGGGCGGCAACGAACTCTGGAACCGCACCACCCAGAGCGTGATGGCCGCCGACCCCAGCCAGCGCTTCGACGGCGCGGATTTTGCCACGATGCTCTACTCGCCCAGCCTGCCGCTCAAATGGGCCTATGAAGTCCTGCGCGGCACGCCCGAACGGATCGGCCCGCTGCCGGTCACGCGCGATGTCAAGAACCTGACGGCGGCCCTGGGCCTGGGCGGGGCGGGCGGCCTGAACCTGGAGGCGGGCGTGCGGCGCGCGCTCGCGTTGCCGGTCTTCGACCAGTGGGCGGACTACCGCATCGACCGCGAGCTGGCCAACATGGCCGCTGAAGGATTGCTCACCGCTGAACAAGCCAAGGCCGCCATGATCGAACGCAGCGGCGCGGCCTTCGATGAAGCGCAGCGACGCGAGGCCCAGCAAGGCGGGGCCGACCCGAACGTGCAAGTGTTGGGCCGACTCTTCGGCGGCGCCGGGGTGTATCCGGAGGGCGAAGAGCGCCAGCGCCAATTGGCGCTCCTGAACCGTGCGGCCTGGCAGGCTCAGGACAATGGCGATGTGGACGCCCTGAACGAATTCATGGAGGCCTACCCCGAATACGAGGCGCGCCTGGCGCTGAAGAACGATCCGGACGAGCGCCTGCAAAACTTTCTCGTCGATCAGGTGTGGGCCGGCTACAACGCCCTGCCGACTCTCTATCGGCGCGCGGTGCAGGATCAGTTTGGGCCGGAGTTCCAGCAGGCGTTCCTGGAAAAAGAGACGCGCAGCTACCGCTCTATCCCGCCCGAAACCCTGGCGGCCTGGGCGCGCACGTTGGGGCGCTACGTGCCGGGCAACCTGGAGGCCGAGCCGCTGCGGCTCGACCTGGCGCCGGAGCCGGTGGCGCGCGAGGCCGAAGAGTATTACGACCGGCGTGCGCGGGCCTTTGAGATGGAGCGGGTGCGCGCCCTGCAAACCGCCTACTTCCAAATCCCCGAGCACGCCCGGGCCACGGCCACGCCGATGCCGGCGGACGTCGAGGCCTATTACACCGCGCGGGATCGACTCTTCCCTGACATTGTCGAGCTGCTGGACGCCTACGGCAACCTGCCGAAGAACACCAAGCCGGCGGAGCGTGACCGGCTCTTCCCCGGGATTGGGCAGAAACTGGATGCCTACTTCGCACTGCCGGCGCGCTCGCGCGAACGCAAAGCCTTCCGCGAGACGAACCCGGACGTGGCGGCCTATTGGGAATGGGAGAAACAATTCGACGCCGAGCACCCGGAGGCGGCGTTGCGCAAACAGTTCCGCGAGCGCTTCCCCGTCATCGAGCAGTATTTCACCTGGCAGGAGGCCTGGCGGGCCGGGCATCCGGACGTGGGGAGGTACCTGGACGAGACCCACGTCAGCGCGCGCACAGCCTTCCTGCAAGCCAATGCGGAACTGAATGACTATTGGGACTTCCGCCGCGCGTGGATGGAGAGCCACCCGGTCACGGCCAGCTATCTGACTGAGCAAACGCCCGACGGCGTCGGCGAGAACCGCCAGTATGAGGCCACCGCGGATCGGCGCGGGGTCGAGATTTACGCCAGCCCGGAGATGCACTGGCTGGTGAGCGCGCACCTGTTTGCGGGCGCGGCGTTGCCGGCGCGCGTGCGCGGCGAACTGGAGCGGCAATGGGAGGCGCAGGGGAGGCCGGCGGGCGGCTTCGACCGCTGGCTGTTGAACGTGATGGCCTTCGGCGGTGAGCTGGGACCAGCCGGGTATTTGAACATGGGGCAGGGCGGCTATCAATATCCAGGGACGCCCGGCCCGGCGCCCTCCCCCGGCGGCGCGCCGAGCGCGTCGCGGGGGGTCCGTGGGGGCCACCCCCGTGCGTCCGGGCCGCCGGCGGCGATCCCGGCGCCCGATCCCTACGCCACGCGCCCGGTGTCCAGTGTGGGCGGGATCGGTCAGTGGCGAGAGATGGCGGCGCAATATGGCCAGCAGCATGGCGTCCCGCCCGAATATATCCTGGCGCTGATCCTGGCGGAAAGCGGTGGGCGCGCCGATGCCGTCGGCGACGGCGGCCACAGCGTGGGGTTGTTCCAACTGCACGATCGCGGCGTGGGCACTGGCTACACGGTGGAGCAGCGCCAAGACCCGCGCCTGCAATTCGAGCTGATGATGCCGCGCATCGCGCGGGCGTATCAGCAGGGCCTGGCGCGCGGGTTGTCGGGGGCCCCCCTGGCCGTCTATGTGGGCCGGGAAGCGGAGCGGCCGGCGGCCGGCGCCGAGCGGCGCTACGGCGTGACCTATCAGCAGATCGTCGGCCTCCCGTAGGGCCGGTTCCCGCTTGACTCACACGGGGCCGGGGCCTATCATACACACAGACCCGACAGAGTTGATGAGACCGGGGTCATCCCCACCGACGGACGCGCCCGGAGCGTCCCGTCCCGGGGGTGGCCCCGGTTTTTTTCCGGCTTGAGTCCCTGCGAGCCGGTGGCCCCCACTGACTGGTGCGCTCCGCGCCCCGGTCCGCGGGGGGTGGAGGTACCTATGGGCCAGACGACCGATCCAGCGTTTGACGCCGCCTCCGAGGCCCCGGGCCCGGGGGAGACGCCCGCTTCCCAGGGAGCGGCCCCGGCGCAGACGCCGAACGGAGAGGCCGCGCCCGCCACGCTGACGCTTGAACAGGTGCATGATTTGCTGGACCAGCAGGCCCGGCGATTCCAGAGCACCCTGGACAAGCGCGAGGCGCGGCTGGTGCGCCAGATCGCGGGCGACCCACGCCAGCGCGCCCTGAGGGCGGCCAGCGCGGCCGGGGTGGACATCCCGGACGCGAAGCGCGACGCCTTTTTGAAATCGCTCGAAGAGAGCGGCGTGCTGCCGGTGGAGCCGACGGAGCCGGAGGGCGGCGAGGCCGCGTCTTCGGGCTCACCGTCTGATCTGAACCCGGTCACGTACCAGGGGGAGCTCATCGCCGAGGCCTTCGAGCTGACGGGCGATGACCCCGAGGTGAAGCTGATCAAGACCGGGCCGGGCGTGACGCCTCAGCAGTACCTCGAAAGCATTCGCCAGGCGGGGAGGGCGAAGCTCAAGCGCGTGAACGGCCAGGGCAACCCGGCGGCGATGCCGGGCCTGACGCCGGGCGGCCCGCCCGCCAAGACCAACCCGATCGCCCACATCAGCAGCGCCGAGGAACTGTACCGTCAGGAATGGGAAGATGTCCTGAAGCGCAGGCGAACTTAGCGCTGACCGACCATGTCTGTTTTCCTGAACGAAATCCTGAAGCTGACCCAGAGCCGGATGCACAAGGCGGTGCTGCTCGACCTGCTCCGCCAGTCGCCCGTGCTCCCCATGATCCCGGTGGACAACGTGGACGCCTTGCAGATGACGGCCACGCGCTGGCAGACCCTGCCCACCTCCTCGACGCGCAAGATCGGCGGCGCCTACACCGAAGGCACCGGCACGGTCGAGCAGGTGGCCGACACGCTCTTCGCCTACGGCGGAGACATCAAGGTGGATCGCCTGCTGACCAAGGTCAAAGCCATCGAGAACCCGCTCGAACTCCAAATGAAAATGAAGGTCGCGTCGGTGGCCGCGCTCTTCAACGATCACTGGATCAACGGCGATCACTCCCTGGGCGGCGCGTATATCGACGGCTTTGAAGGCCTGAAGAAACGCGTTTCCAATCAACCCGCCCGCATGACCATTGACCTGGCTACGGGCGGCGACTCGCTCAAGGTGCTGGCCACCAGCGCCAGCGAGCACACCTTCGTGGACGCGGTGCACGAAGCCCTGCACAAGGTCGGGGCCGTGCCGACCGCCGGGCCGACCGGCACCAACGTGGCGTTGTTTATGAACGAGGCCACGCTGCTCGGCATCCCCAAGGTGTTGAGACGGCTGGCGACCGTCCTGTCCACCTACTCGGACGCCTTCGACCGCACCTGGACCACGTGGGGACCGGCCAAACTGGTGGACATGGGCCTAAAATCGGACCAGTCCACCGAGATCATCACGGCGACCGAAGACCCGGGCGACGCCGGCAACGACGCGACCAGCCTGTACGCGGTGCGCTTCGGCGGCATCGCGCACCGGGACGCGAGCGGCAAGCTGTCGGTGATGGATGACGACGGCGTGCGGCTGTTGCAGCTGGCCGGCACCAGCGTGGAGCCGTATGACCCGCTGTCCGGCGGCGAGGGCGGGGCCGGGGCCGCGCCCGAACTCCTGCGCCGGATTGACGTGGCCTGGGGCCTGACGCAAAAGGGCCGCTATTCCATCTGCCGCCTCAAGGGCTTCAAGATGGCGGCGGCGTAAGCCCAACGGGAGAGTCACCATGTTTGACAACAACCAGATGTTTTCCAACGGCCAGGTGGTCACGGCGGATGGCTTCTCGACCAACGCCGCCCAGGTCGCCAAGACCGGCCCGGACGGGGTGTGGATCGAGATCATCCTCCCGGCCGCCCCGACCGGCACGACGCCGACCCTGATCGTGGAGGTCTACGCCAAAGACACCGACGCGAGCTGGGCCACGACCGACACCAAGGTCGGCGTACTCAACCAGATCGCGGGCGCGGCCGCCGGCCAGGTGGGGCGCTACTTCCTGAAGATCGTGACCGACAAGCAGTACGTTAAGGTCTACTACGACGTGGGCGGCACCACCCCCAGCTACACCCTGACGGCCGGGATCGGCTCCGGGCCGCAGCAGGACGCGCTGGTTTAAGCGCCTGAACGATCGTCTATCCGCGCGGGCGGCCGGTGAAGGGCCGCCCGCGCCCAGGCCCGACGGCCCGACGGGCCGTCTCGAGCGGAGGCGCTATGCCCACTGCGACACTTGTTGACGTCACCGTTGCCCAACTGCTGATCCGGACGCCGCTCAACCCCACGTATGCCGGCATGGCGCTGGGCGTGAAGTTCGACGAGGGCCAGGCTCTGATTGGCGCTCGGGCCAAACCCAACCGCTACGGTTACACGCTGGAGCAACTGGCGATTAAGTTTGTCACCGACCTGCAGGGCTACGAGGTGACCGCGCTGAATGCCACCGGCCAGGAGATCGATCTGGCCACGTTACGGGCGCGGCTCGACCCTGATTACACCGTCCCGCTCCTGCCGGGCGGGGCGGCGGCCCCCACGGACGCGCCCGCGAAGCCCGCGCGCAAGCTGGCGAAGACCAAAGCGGCGGCCCATGCCGGCGGTTGAGATCCCCTTCAACCCGCTGGGCGCGCACGTGCGCCAGACCAGCCTCGGCTCGGTCTACACCCCTGCGCCGCCGTCGGGGGCCGGCATGTGCGTGGTGCAGGCGCTGGGGGCCAACGTGCGCTTCACGCTGGACGGGACCGACCCCTCCGCCACGTTTGGCTTTCAGCTGGCGACCGGCGACGTGGAGCGGGTGCTGCCGATCGGCTCGGCGACCGTGTTGAAGTTCATCCAGGAGGCGGCCGGCGCCGAGGTGCAGCTGCAATTCGGCAACAAGGGCGCGGCCAATTAACCATGGCTGGTACCACGAATCGCGGCGCGTTCCGAATTGCGCAGGCCTTCTACCGCAACACCAGCATCCCGACCAACCTGTTTGCGTTCCTGGCCACCAGCGCGGCCGCGCCGACCGCCGACACCAATCTTAAAAGCGACCTGACCGAGATCGCGGCGGGCAACGGCTACACAGCCGGAGGCCTTTCGCTCAACCGCAACAGCACCGACTTCGACGTGCTGACCGAGGACGACACCAACGACCGCGCCTTCGTGCAGATCAAAGACCTGGTCTGGACGGCTTCGGGCGGGCCGATCCCGGCCATCGGGGGCGGGGCGCGCTATCTGCCCGTCACCGACGACAACGCCACGCCGGCCAACCGCGATGTGATCCATTACTTTGACCTGGCCGCCGACCGCACCGTCAGCGCCGGCCAGAGCCTCACCATCCAGGACGCCGAGATTCGATTGAGGAACGTGTAACCATGCTCGATTGGTTCCGCCGACTCTTCACCCGGGGCGCGGAGCACCCCCTTGACCCGCCCCACCCGGCCGGGGCGCCGCCGGGGCGAGAGCCGGACCTGCCCCCCGCCGTCCGGGAGTCGCTGCGCGCGCTGGACGTGGTGGTGGAGTCGCGCGCCGACCCGGATTACCTGTGGCTGCAAGCGGACCCGGACGTGATCTACCCCAAGGTGATCAACGCCATCCGCCTGGCGGTGGACGAGGAAGAAATCCCCAGCGGCCTGGCGCAGTATTACCATCAGGCCCTCACCCTGGACGACGAGGCCTGGCGCTGGGCGCTGACCCCGCGCGGCCAATGCCCGGACGCGGTGCTCGCGGCGCGCGCCGAGGCGCTGGAGCTGGCCCGGCGCTGGTTCACGGCCCAACTGCACGCCGAGCTGGGGGGGCGGCCGATCGGCGTCCATTGGCTGAAGCGCTCACGCTGGAGGCAGGCATGACCACGACCCTCCAGATCATCGGAATCCAGACCGAGGCGGGTGGGGCGCTGGAGGTGACGTACTACGTTAACGACCGCGAGATCCGGGGGCGGCGCTTCGCCAGCCGGGGGCAGCTGGCGGATTTTGTGGCCGAGCATCTGACCGAGGAGGCGCTGTTCGCCCAGGTCCTGGCGCACTGGCAGGCCAACGACATGCCGCTGCTGGACGACGTATTTGCCACGGGGAGGCTGATGACGTTTGACTATGGGCTCTCGACCGCCGTCACGGTGGTCGTCCGGCCCACACCGGCCCCGCCGCGAGGAGCTTCCGCATGACTTCCAAAATCGTCCGCCTCACCGCCTTCCAGGAATATGTGAACGGGACCATTGAGGTGACTTACACGATCAACGGCGCGACCGCCGGCTATGTCTTCGGGAGCCGGGAACAGTTGCAGGCCTTCGCCGCCGAGATCGAAAGCGACGACAGCGTGTTCCGCGCGGCGCTCAACGGCCTGGTCTATCGCTGCCCGCTCTTGGAAAGTCCGCCGCTCAATTGGGAGCTCCGCTCCGATTGGGAGTTGACGCTGACCCCCGTCACTCAATCCCTGGTCGTCCTGTAGCCGATGCTCATCCCCAAGCCGAAGCCCCACAGCGTGGACACCCTGGCCGCCCGGCTCATCTACCTGGGCCGCCTGGCGCGCCGCATGCCGCCGAGCTGGGACGGGGCCGCCATCTCCCATCCGGTCTGCGGTCTGGGCGGCCAGTTCATTGGCCGCCTGCTGCCCGGGCGCGGCCTGTATCTGGACATTGACCCGACACACGTGGGCCTGACGCGCGGGCGGCTGCCGTTCGTGTTCCCCAAGACGCCGGTGCAGCGCCTGGCCGATTGGTTCGGTCGCAACGAACGGATGGCGATTGCGGCCTTCAACCTGATCGCCGGCTTCCCCTTCGCCGCCATCAACAGCTACGACCAGATCATCCGGAGTAGGGCGAATGGCAAGACCAACGATGTCTCGATCTCGAAGGCCTCCTATACCACGGTCGCCAACGTGTACTCGTCTGTCTACCGGGCCGGTGGCTTCCCGGTGGCCGGGACCTACGCGAACATCCCGGGCGGCGCGGCCCACGACCGCGCCTCGACCGGCGCGTGGTCGCAAGGGCTCACCAACCCGACCGCCCCGGACAAGAAATATCTGCTGACCTTCGGGTACGGCGCGGCCCAGCAGATCAACATGGCCATCCTGGCCGACCTGTTGGTGGCGGCCGGCAATATCAACGCCAACGCGACCGGCAACCAGACCATTAGCTCGACGGCCCTGACGAGGCAGTACGGCGCGACCCAGGGCGCGGGCGTGCTGATGACCTACGAGGTCACCACCGCGCTGGGCGGCACGGCCAGCAACCTGACCGTCAATAGCTACACCGACCAGGACGGCAACACCGGCGCGACGACCCCGGCGGTGGCCATGACCACCAGCGCGATTGTCCAGCGCCTTCAACCGGCGGCCCTGGGGCCGTACATGGAGCTGGCCTCCGGCGACTACGGCGTGCGCTCGGTGGAGACCCTGGTCTTCAGCGCGGCCATGGCGGCGGGGGTGGTGGCGCTCAATCTATATTTCCCGCTGGCCTTTGTGCCGGGCGTGGCGGCCAATAGCTACATCGAGCGCGACAGCACCGTCCAGGTGGATGGCCTGATCGAACTGGCCAAAAATGGAAGCGACGTGATTGGGTGTCTGATGGCCTACGTCCTGACCAATACCACCTCGACCGGCGTGCTGACCGCGTTCCTGCGCGGCGTGGCGGGGTAAGATGGCGTTGTCCTTCTATCTCAACGCGGGCGGGATCGAGCAGGCGGGGATGTTTGGCTACGAGATGCTGACCGTCCGGACATTTCCGACGCGTAACATCGCCGAGACCCTGGGCCACGTCACCCCGTGGCGGCGCTGGCGGGCCTACGGGCGCTTCGGGGCGGGGCGTTTCGACCGAACGGTCGTCGCGCCCAACGACGGGATCATCCCTATGCCGGTCAAGGAATATCCGCTCCCGCTGCTGCCGGCGCCGATGCGGGTCATGGAGTATTGACATGCCGCGTTACTACACGATCCCGATCGTCGGCCTGACCGGGCTGGAGGCCAACACCAACCCCTTCTTCCAGCTGGCCACCCCCGCGACGATGGGGATCGAAGTGGTCAGCTTCCGCCTGGGCCAGCGCGACAGCGAGACCAGCGTCCAGGTCGCCCTCCAACCGGCGCGCCGCACGACGGCCTCGACTCTGCCGACGGCCAGCAATATCCGCCGGCTCAACCCGAACGATGCGGCCAGCCTGCTGGCCAGCTCCACCACCACCAACGCGCAGGGCCTGGCCACGGCGGTCGGCACGCTCGACCACGTGCTGGGGGGCTGGCCCTTTAACATTCTAGGAGAGGGCCTGGTCTGGCGGCCGCTGCGCGACGAAGAGCGGATCATCCTGGACCTGAGCGAGTTTGTGACCTGGTCGTTCCTGGCCGTCCCGCCGGCCGGCCTGACGTTTGACGGCGAGTGCGTCGTCAAAGAATTGATCTAGGCGATGTATGCCCACCGGCTTTATCCCGCGCCCCGCGCTCGCGCCGCCGCCCGCCCGGGCGGTCTTCCTGCCGCTCTTCGAGCCGGTCGGTGGGGTGACGGTGCTCCCGGCGGCCGCCGACCTGCTCTTCGACTCGTTCGACCCGGCGGTGGTGCTGGGCTCCCTCCTCCTGGTCAACCCCCTGGCGGACCTGCTCTTCGAGCACGCCGACCCGGCGGTGGTGCTGGGCTCCCTCACCCTGGTCAACCCCCTGGCGGACCTGCTCTTCGAGCACGCCGACCCGGCGGTGGTCTTGGGGAGCCTGACCGTGGCCGGGCCGCTGGCCGATATCCTGTGGGAGCACGTCGATCCGACCGTGACCGTCACGGGCGGAGGCGGCCCGGGCGGAGGGCACGCGCGTTATCGTTGGCCGACCTGGCACTGGCGGCGCTTTAGCCGCTGGCCGTAAAGGAGCGCCATGGCCCTCACGGTCTTTGATCTCCTCCTGCAAACGGCCCGCAACCTGGAAGCGGTGGTCGAGAGCCTGACCACGGCGGTCGGCACGGGCAACAACACCCTGGTGGACGCCAAGCTCTCCGACGCGAATTATGGCGCGGGCTGGGAGACGGACGACTTCGCCGGGGGCACGGCCTTCTGGGTCCGGCGCGCCGCCGGGGGCAACCCGCAGAACCTGCGCGTGATCACGGACTACGACGCGCCGACCAACAAAGTCACGGTCGATCAGAGCTGGGACTTTTCCGGCGCGGCCAACACCGGCAGCGGCGACGGGTACGCCCTGCTGCAGAAGCAGTATCCGCGCGACCTGGTGGTGGGCAAATTGAACCAAGTGCTGCTCGACGCGGGCGACGCGCCGGTGGAAGACACGACGGTCACCACAGCGGCGGATCAGAAGGAATACAGCTACGCCGGCGACTACACCAACCGCATCCTGGAGGTCTGGCTGGCGCACCAACTCGCGGCGCCGTGGGAGTGGGAGCGCGTGGCCGGCGTGCGCGCGCGGCTGAGCGGGAGCACCACCCTCCTGGAGTTCCCCTATCAGCCCCGGGTCGGCTACAAGATCAAGCTGTTGGTGCTCACGCGGCCGAGTCCCGTCAGCCTGGCCCCGGCCGGCAATGAGAGCGCCAACACGCTCTCGCCGCACCTCAACGCCGATTGGCTGGCGCTGGAGACGGCCGTGCGCTGCGTGCGCTGGCGCTTGCAGCAACCGGACGCCAGGGAGGACAAGCTGACCGCGCTCCTGAACGATCTGCTCAACCGCGCGGCGAACGCCAAGCGGCGGCGGGGTGTGCCCAGCCCTAACCCGCAGCCGATCTTCCCGCACACCGAGATCGACTAATGCCCCCCAGCGCCGCCGGACGCAAGCCCAAGTACGACATCACGATCAGCGACGGGACGGCCACCCTCGGCTTGATGGTGAGCGGCAACGCCCTGAGCGCCATCCGGCAACTGCCGCGCGGGCCGGGCGTGGAGCGCAAACTCGCCAAGCAAAAGGACTGGAGCGGAGGCCGGGGGTTGGAGCGCTTCGGCGCGGACACCAGCCGCTTCTATGACTCAGGAGCGGTCTGGAGCATGGTGCCCGGGCAGGCGCTGAACGGACCACTCATGCGCCCGAGCCGGACGCCGTACCGTCAGCACCGCCTCTTCTGGCCGTGGGCGAACTCGACCATCGCGGCGTACACCGGCTATCAATGGCAGGCGCTGACCGGGTCGCAACGCTTCATCGGCGCGGACCTGACCATCAGCGGCGGCGAGTGGGGCGCCGCCCTGCCTTTCACGATGCGGCGCGCGACGGTGATCGTGCGCAAAGTGGGGACGCCGGCGAGCGCGTTGCAGGTGGCGATCTGCAACGATAACACCAACCAGCCTGGCACCGTCATTCAATCCGTCACCCTGGCGGTGGCCAGTGTGACGGATTGGCTGGCGGTCACGTTTGAAGCCGCGTTCGGGTCGGACATCACCGTCGGCTCGGGGACGCGCAACTGGATTCGGGTCGGCGACAATGGCGGCACGGGCGACGCGTCCAACCACTGGGAGGTGCTGGGCGCGCACGACTCGGCCCTGGCCTTTTTCAAGTCGTCCGACGGCACGACCTGGGACACGAGCGGCACCTTCACTCTGTACTGGCGCATCTATCCAGAGCCGACCACCAAGCAGCGCCGGGTCTTCTTCTTTGAATACAAGCGGGCGCTGTACGCCGCCGTGGCCGTGCCGGGCGCGGGCGGCTCGGCGGCCGTCTACCGGAACGGCGACCGGGGCGTGGCCACCGGCGCGCAGGACACCACCCACCTGACCGACTCGACTAAGGCCTGGGGCGACAACGAGTGGCAGGGGGCGGTGGCGCTCTTTACCAGCGGCGGGCTGCGCGGCGAGGCCCGGGCCATCGTCAGCAACACCTCCACCCAGCTCAACTTCGGCTCGGACAGCCTCCCCAGCGCGCCCACCACCGGCGCCAGCGGCAGCGAGTACGTGATCCTGGGGAGTGATGAGTGGAGCGCGGTCTCGACCGTCACGCTCAACGATAACCCCACCGACGTGGCGGTGCTGAATGACACCGTCTACCTCACCGGCGGCGACGGCGCCAATATCACGCGCTTTCGCGAGTTCAATAATGCCGGCACGTGGACGGTGCAGGAGGCCGATGATGGCGCCAATAAAGCGGCCCTGATCGAGGCCTTTCAAGAGGGCAACAAGACCTACCTCTACCGGGTGAACAACGACACGGTGCAATTCAGCCGCGCGCCGAGCGTGGCCTGGGGCACCAACCTGACCTTTGAGACGGCGGCGCCGGTGGGCGACACCAACGCGATCGCCACCGGCCTCACCGTGTACGACGACGCGGTGCACATCTCCAAGGAAGACTCGATCTACGTGGTGAAGAACGCCATCGCCACCAAGGTGCCGGTGCCCATCGACACCGCGCGCGACCTGGTCAACGGCACGGTCTTGCGCGGCTGGAACACGCAACTGTACTTCAACTTCCTGGATGGCTTCGAGCGCATGTATGGCCGCACCATTGACGACATCGGCCCGAACCGCGACCAGGGCATGCCGCCCACGCGGCGCGGCACGGTGGCCGATTTTCAGGCCGTGCTGCAATATGGCTTCATCGCCTGGAACGGGGGCGAGGCGAGCAGCTACCTGTCGGCCATCCTGGCCACCCCCAGCCCGGGCGGGAGCTGGCACGAACTGTTCCGCATGCCGAGCGCCAACCTGACGATCCAGAGCCTGGCCTATCAATCGATCCCGATCCTGCCCAACCGACTCTGGTTCCAGGGCGGCCACGACGTGGCCTACCTGACCATGCCCAACACCGCGCAGAACCCGCTCAACGACAGCGATATGCGCTACACCTGGGAGGGCTACCTGACCACGGCCTGGATCGATTTAGACACCATTGAGCTGGACCATTTTTGGGATGAATTGCGCCTATTCACGCGCCACCTGTCGAGCGGCACGCCGCCGGCGCTGGTGGAGGTGGACTACCAGACCGATGCGGCCAGCGACGCCTCGGCCTGGACGCGCTTCACCAGCGCTTACAACACCAGCCCGGTGCAGATGCTGGCCGTGGGCAACACCAGCGTGACCGGGCGGCGCCTCCGCCTCCGGCTGCGCCTGTTACCGGGGAGCACGACCACGCCGGTGGTGATCAACGAGCTCGAGCTACGCGCCAACCAGCTGAACGAGGTGCTGTACGACTATGTGCTGGACGTGCGCTGGGGCGACCGGATGATGCTCTGGCACGGCGGGGAGGCGCGCGCGGCCAGCGAGCAGGCCGGCGCCATCCTGGCGCAGCTCAACGCCTGGAAGGGCAACGCGGCCCCGCTGACCCTGCGCACCCGCCACCCGCTGATCGATAATGTCCGCGGACATCTCGACCCGGTGGCCCTGACGCCGGCCAGCTGGGACCCGGACGAGCAGGCCCTGGCCGGCAGCCTGACCTTCCGGGAGACCTGACATGCCCCGCGCGGCCCCTCCCCCCTACCCCCCGCGACCGGGGGCGCTCCGCGCCCCGGTCCGTGGGGGCTATGGGCGCGGCCCGTTTAAGGCCGGGCGGCGGACGGCGCGCCTGACGCGGCGCTTCAGCCCGGCCCGCGTGCCAACCTCTGGCGCGACCCTTCAGCCGCGCGGCCCGTTCCGGGTGCAGGGCCGCCGGGCCAGCGACCTGGAAGACCGCCTCTACCGGATGCTGAGGCGCCTGCGCTGGCCGGAGGACCGGATCGAGTTTCAAGTGGACGTGCTGGGCGGGCGGTTGCCGGGCGGGGCGGTGCTGGATTTCGTGGTGTGGACCTTTGGCGGGCCGATGATCATTGAACCGAACGGCGACCACTGGCACACGCAGACCGAGCAGCTCATCCAGCGCGACAAACTCCGGCGGGCCATGATCGCCGAGGCCTGGGGGCGGCCGTTCCATTACTTCGTGTACGCGCAGGGCGACATCCTGACGGACGAGATGGCGTATCAGCGCCTGCGCCGCGACGTGGGGCGGGGCGGATGATCCCCAGCCAACTCCTGACGGCGGCCCTGGCCGGCGACGAGGCCGCCCGGCGCGAGCTGGGCCGCCTGCTGGACGACGTGCAGAACGCGCTCCAGCCCCGGCGCGACCAGACCGTGCGCGGCAAGCGCGGCGAGTTCGACCTGCAAAACTCCGGCTGGATTCTGACCCCGTATACCCTTATCACCGTAGCCACGGTGTGGGACTTCATCGTGCCGCGGCCGCTGACGGTGACGGAGTGGGCCGTCTTCGGGGTGTACAACGACGCCGCGGGCGGGGCGAATTACTGGACGATCACCCTGAAGACGCTGATCAACACGCGCACGCTGGCCACTTTCAACTCGCAGAACTTCGGGGTCGGCAGCCGGCGCGATATCGTCCGACAGTTCAGCGGGCCGTTCGTCCAGCCCGACGCCCCCCACCAGGTGCTCGAGTTCCAGGTCACGGGGGTCGGCGCGCCCAACCCGGTCACGATTGGCGCGGCGATTTATTGTGTGTAGTCGACGAGGACACGGGCGGATCTACATATCCGTCAGGGCCGCCCGAACGCCGTCCGATTAGAGGGCGATCAACACCTGCCCGCATTTGAGCACGAGGGCCTCGTCGTCTCCGAGCACCTGACGTGCCCAGGTCACGCGCGCAGAATACGCGAGGCTGGGCTGGTATCGTTTAGCGATCACGATGGGTTGGGCCGTGCGCCGTGTTCCGAGCAGACCGACGAGGCGCGGCCAGGCATGGGTTTGTTTGGCCCAGGCCAGCGCCGACTCGTGGCGCCGCTGTTCGCGCGGGCGGTGAGTGGCGCCGCTGACCACATCGGCCATCATCGGCATGGCGTCAATCGTGATCGAGCCGAGGCGAGGCGATTTTCGGCCCGCGCCGGGGCGACGGCCCCCCAGACCAGCGCCCTTCATTCCGAGTTTTCCAGGCATGACGTTTACTCGTTCTCGTTCTCGTTCTCGCTCAGAACGTCGAGTTCTGCCATAGCCGCCGCGCGCGACCATTTTTCGTATTGAGCGACATACCTCTCGAATTGTGCGGTTTTGGCCGCTATCTCCGCCGCGCTGGCCTGGGTGATGCCGTCGAGGACCTCGGCGTACCATTGATTGAGGCCCTGCATGGCCCAGTAGGCCGCATCGCATTTTTCTTCTAGTCGTTCGAGTTTGGTTTGGATTGGTCCTGGCATCGTTCACTCTTTCGGCAGGCAGGCCGCCACTCGGCCATCCATCGGTTCGTGGGAGGCGGGCAGGCGGATGAGCACCCACTGGCCCGGGTCACATTGGAGCGCCGACTGCCGGGTCTGAAAGTTCAGCGCCCCGCGCAGGTAGAATATTTCCACGGCGTGCACCTTAATCCCCACCGCCACCAGCGCGGCGGCGAGGGACGGCAGGCTCAGCGGGGGGAGGGCGGATCGCGGCGCGGTCGGCCTTCCACGTTTGGTAGGCGGCCTCGCCGAGGGCGGGGAGGTCGTAGCGCCAGCGGCCGGTTTTGCGCCGCCCGGCGCGCCAGCGGTCGCGGGCGTAGCGGACGGCGCTGCGCGGGCGGCCGGCCCCGCCGGTGTAGCTGTACTCGCGCCAGCCTCGGCCGGCGGGGAGAGGGGTGAGGACGAAGAGAGGCGGCTCATCGGTGATCTCCAGTGAAAGAGAGTCGAGCGGGTCTACTTCTTCCCGCCGGATAGTTTTGGGCCCGGGGCGGGCGCTTCCGCCGGATAGGCGGCCTCCGGGGTGCGGCCATTCCGGGCGCGGGGGGTGTCCGGGCGTGGCGGTGCGTATTGCTTGGCCCGCATCCGCTCGAGGAGCGAGTCGAGCATCTCCTGCGCTTTCCCCTCGGCCACGTCCTCAGCGATCGCGCGGCGCTTGTTATGCAATTCTTTGAAGGCCAGGTCTTCGATAGCCTGCTCCTCTTTGAGCGTGGCTTCTTCAATGCGGTCTTGTCGGGCGCGCTCGCGGAGGGCGGCCAGGGCGTTGGGCGAGGTGATGTGGAAGATGAACACCAGCGTCAGGTTGACGGCCACCGCCAACGAGATCGTGAGGAGGGCGGCCAGGCCGACCCAGGCCGGCACGGCGGTGAGGGTTTGGCCGTGCAGGAACAGGTCGGCCACGACCGCCACGATCACCAGCCCCAGGTCGGCGACCGCGCCACACAGGGCGGCGGCGCGTTGCGGAAAGCCCTCGGCCAGGTGCAGGAAGATCAGAGTCCAGCACACGAAGCCCAGGTCGAAGACGACCAACCCCAGCGCCGGCAGGATCACGTCGCCGGGTGAGGTCAGGCTGAGCAGGTGATAGGTGCGCCACGCGGTGAAGGCCAGCAACACACCGGCGAACAGCAGGGCCAGGCCGGCCACGATTCGTTTGAACATAGAGTCCTCCGTCCAGGCCCGTGGGCGTTCACGCGCTCGCGGGCCGTCGCGTTTCTATTTCTTGACGACTCGCTTGACGACTCGCTTAGCGGTGGGCGCATAGGCGGCGATGACCTCAGTCACTTCGCTAGAGTGAACCGGGATCCCGCGCCCATCGAGCTGGATGGCCTTTTCGCGCGCGGCCGCTTTATCGTCGGCGGGGACGGTCATCTCCGAGTTAGAGTGGTCCACGTAGTGGAGGGTGACGCGGTACATGCGGGTCATACGGATTCTCCTGGGGCGTCGTCACTGTCCGCCCATTCGGCGTAGGCGGACAGATCGAGCGGTAAATCGGCCCCCGGTCCGGGCGGCGGCGCGAGCGCGGGGCGCGGGAGATCGCCCCCACTGACTCGTCCCGCTGGGACGAGTCGCGGGGGGTCGCTATAGTGATGCTGGGGCGCGCCGGCCTGGAGGACGACGGTGGCATAGCGCGTGAGGCGGAGGCGCCGCCCGCAGACCGGGCAATGCCACTCCGTCGAATCGCTATCCGAGGCGACGAGTTGCAGGGAGTGGCTCATCTTGCTGCTCATCGCTTGCTCTTCGCTTTCCTGACCTTGACCACGCTCTTCATTTTGACGGTCGCGGGTTTCGCCGCTGCCGCCCTTTCCGCCTTGGCCGCTTTTGCTATCGCTGACAACCATCCCCGCTCCGTGGTCTTGCGTGCAGCCTCGCCGCAGTGCGGGCACGTCACGTCCTTGACCTGCTTGCCATCCATCGTTAGAGACCAGCCCGATTCCAAATCCTTCTTGCTCAGCTTGCGCTGATTGCCGCCGGCGAATGCGCCGCAGTGATGGCAGTTGTATTCGGTCGTGTGGACCGGCGGTTTGTCCCAGCCAGTGGGCAGCTTCACGTCGAAGCCGCGCTTTCTATCCCCGTACACACCCCGACTCGGCTCCGAAGACGCCAGCGCGGCCAGTCGCTCTGTGACTGTCTTCCAGCAATTCGTCGCGTTCGGCCCGGCCCACGGCAGCGCGTGTTCAAAGACTTCGGCGGCCACCAACTGCCGGCGGCGCGTCGGGTCGCCACCGGTGATGATGGCCCCTTGCTTCTCCAGTGCGTCGTACCAATCCAGCAGACCATAGAATCTGGACGCCTGCTGGCGGTTCTGGCGGTTGCTGTGGAGCAAACGGCCGACCACATACGCCAGCACGCCGCCGCTGATGGCGAGTTGATCGCCGACGATCTGGGCGTAATTCTTCACCAGCCAGATCACGTCCTGCTCGACGCGCTGCCGGGCCGCGCGCTCCAGGCGGCGTTCTTCGCGCAACTCTTCGTATTGCAACCTTTGCTTTTCGATCTGCGCGGCGGTCGGTGGCTTGGCGCCGCTCGTCGCCGCCCTCCCCTGGGTCGCTGGCGCGCCGGCGGTCAGGAAGGCCCGCACCGCGGTCGCGTTCACGCTGGCCAGGGCGAGATGGTCGGAGCCGAACACGTTGCGCGCCCAGTACGGGGCGTGCTCGACCGCGACGAGGCGCAGGCCCAGGGCGGGATTCTTTTGGGCGGCGCTCACCAGCTTGCGCGCGCTGGCCTCGTAGCGGTAATCGTGGCGGTCGTACAGCGCCACGGCCTTTTCATCCGGCCCGGCGGCGGGAAGGCCCAGACGTTCGCTCGTGCGCGCGAGTAACTCGCTCAGGAAGCGAGCCTGCTTGAGATCGAAGCAACCCGGCTGGGTGCAGTAGTCGCCGTGCTCGTCGCTGTGGAACAACGCCGGGCAACCGGCGCAGGCGCGCAGCTCGGCGGGTTGGCCGTTCGCCGGGTGCTCGACCGGGACGGGCGTGGTGAGCCACTGGAGATCAAAGGCCGCGTCGAGCAGATCGCGGCCTTGAGTTTTCAGGACGTAGGCCATGTGCTTGGTGAAGGTGTCCTGGCGCGCGGGCGCGGGCGCCTCGGCGATGGCCTGCGCGATGCGTTCCGCGTCTTTGGGTGCGAACTCGGACAGGCCGACTAACTGCCGGGCGAAGCGCTCGGGCAGCTCGCCGGCCTCGACCGAGGCCTGCACGGGCTTGGGCAGCTTCAGGAGCTTGAGCAGGTTCGAGACGCTGGCCTGATCCCGATAGCCGAAGCGCTTCCCCGCGTCCGCCTGGGTCAGGTTGAAGGGCGGGGAGGTGAGACGCTGGAGCGCCCGGGCCTTATCGAGCGCGGTCGGGGTGCGGCGCTGGAAGTTCTCGACGATGGCGAAGTCGGCCAGCTCCAGATCGGTGAGCGGGCGGACGTCGACGGCCATCGTCGGCTGGCCGAGGGCGGCCAGGGCGGCGCGCCGGTGGTGGCCGAAGGCCAGCTGCACGTGGCCGGGTTGATCGGGGTGCGGGCGCGCCAGGCCGGGCTGGAGCTGGGTATGCTCGCGCAGGTCGGCGGCCAACGCGGCGACGTGGGCCGGGTCAATGGGCCACATCTGGTACGGGTTGAGGTGGATTTTGTCGAGCGGGATGTCGGTGGACATGCTGAGCCTTTCTATTCGCCGTGCGGGGGGGGGGGCCGCAATACAAGCAACGGCCGCCCCCCGCCAGCGGCAGGGCGATGAAGCATTTCACGCAGTAACGCCGGCGTGCTCCTTGAGGAGGTGCTGGTTGAGCCAGCCGATGTTTTTGAACTTCCGCTTGCAACGCGGGCACGGGTGGTTCCGCGGTCCGCCGGCCGCGGACGATTTGGCCGCACCAGAAGGCGCGGCTAATGCTTTTGGGGCGCTCTGGGCCGAGGGCTTGATTGGGATCGGCTCTGCGCCATTCACGGTCTGGCCGGTGTCGTGCGCGTAGATCACGCTGACCGCGGCGACGGCGGCCAGGTGAGCGGCGATGCGGGTGGGCTGGAGATCGGCGCCGTCGTAGAGCGGCGTCAGCCCCTGGAGGGCTTCGTATTCGAGCAGCGGGGCGAGGCCCTCGATGAGTGTGTTGATGGCGCGGGTGCGTGGGTCGATGGGCAACATGGTTATTCCTTTTCGGGGGGAGAGTCGGGGGCGTTCAACGGGTCGGCCCGGCAGTCGGGCAGGTGGTAGCCGCCACTGATGCCGCAGACGGGGCAGACGGTCGGGTCGGCGGCCTCGACCGGGCAGCGCTCGCCGTCGTGGAGGCGTTTGCAGACCAGGAATGGGAACCCGGCGGGCTTGATCGACTTGCCGGCCGACGAGGCTTTGTACGTCACCCAGCGATTGATCTCCTCCAGCAGGGTGGGGGCGTCCCAGGGCGAGGCGGCCACGGCCAGTTCCGCGTGGCGGCGGGGCGCGCCGGTTTTCTCGACCAGGTGCTGGACGGCCCGGCGCAGGTCGGGCGGGAAGGGGTCGTCCTCGACCGGGCGGTCCCGGCCTTTGCGGCCCAGGGCGGCCAGGATGGCGGCCAGGCGCCTGGGATTTTTGGGGTCGTCGGGAATTAACTGACTTCTGGAGGCAACAAACTCGTCCGTATTATTGTTAGTATTTAAAGGACCTAGAGGACCTTTTAGATCACTAATACTAATACTTGGGGGTTTGTTGCCCTCTGTGGTCAATGAATCTTCTGTCAACGCCGGGGAGTCGGGGGGCGCGGGTATTTCCGCTGCATTGCCCGGGGGCAAACCCAACGACTCGCCCAGCAACAGTTGATGCCCGCCGCGCGACAGGTAGTACCAACTCTCGACCTGCACCACATAGCCCCGGCTCGTGAGGGCGTCTATATAGCGGCCCGTCTGGTGCTCGCCAATGCTCAGGAAGCTGGCGAGCTGGCGTTTTTGCACGCGCGTGTTAAGCGTGTGCATCAACACCAGGATGGTGAGAGGCCAACCCTTGATGGCTAGCACCTTCTCGACCTGAGTGGTGAGGAGCGGGAGGGGGGCTTTGGAGCGGGCCATCACCCGATCTCACGCACGCTCGCCTGGTCGGCCGGGATCAGGTAGCCGTTCGAGATCAGGTCGCGGAGCACCTGCTCCCGGTCCAGGCCCCGGCGGGCCGCCAGGCGCTCGCCCAGGTTGGCCAACTCGCCCAGCGTGAGCCGCTCGACATCCAGCCAGAAGACGCGCTGGCGGTCCACGATCTGCGGATAGAAACCGGTCACCGGCACGGCGTCGGGGTCGAGCACGCCGTCCAGTTCGGCTCTGGCCGGGCCCGCGTGCAGGGCGGCGACGAAGCTCATCGGCTCCACCAGCCCAGGATCAGGCCGACCAGGAACGCGGCGGCCGGGATGAGCAGGATGTCGCCGAAGAACCAGATGGAGTATTCGACCAGGAAGCGGCGCAGCATGGCTAGGACTCCCGGAGCGCGTTGCGCTCGGCGCGCTTGATGGCCCGCATGAGCTCCAGGCGCACGTCGTCCTTCCCCAGGACGGGGCCCCACGCGGTGTTGAGGACGTCCAGCGCGGCGCGGCAAGCGGCCAGCAGGCTGGGGGCTTCGTCTGACAGGTGCGGGTATTGGGTGCGCATGCGGTCGAGCAGGACGAGCTCGAGGGACGGCTGTCGGGAGGGGTGTTCGGCGATGGCGGGCATAGATCGTTTCCTTTCGTTAAGACGATTGACAACACGACGACTCAGGGATACAGTGATCGGGAGGGCGGGCCGGGCCGGAGTGGGCCTGGTTCTCCTGTTCGGCGCAGGTCCGCCGGTGCAACGGCGGGCCAGGCGCACCTTGCGAGAGCGCCGGTTCGGTTTAGGGCGGCGCGGATTCATTCGGAGTCCGTGGCCGCTTTTTGTTTCCCTCACGGGAGGCCTGCTAGCCAGGCATGAAGCTTGCAAGCTGAGGCGGTCACGGGGAAAGGGTGAACATGAGCGACTCGATTGCGACCTGGTTGAAATGGCTGATCAATCGGGAGCACAGCCCGGCCACGGTGCGGGCTTACCGCGACGAGATGGGGTGGCTGATGGGTTGGGCGGCCCGGCAATCGCCCCCGATCACCGAGTCAGAGACCATTCAATCCGGGGACCTGCTGTCCTATCAAGCCGAGCGGGCCGCGCTCTCGGGGTCGGCGCGCAAGCGCAGCGTGGCCGCGTTTCGTTCGTTCTACGGCTACCTCCGGCCCAATGACTCGCCGGCCCAGGCCCTGCCCTACCCCCGAGTCAAGCGCCGCCAACAACGGCATCCCGGCCCGGACGACGTGCTCCGCGTGATGGCGGTGTGCGATTCGTCGCCGCGCGGGGTGCGCGACCTGGCCCTCCTGGCGCTGATGTACGACACGGGCCTGCGCAATTCGGAAGTGTGCCGGCTGAAGCTGAACGACGTGGACGTGATCGGCCTGCGGCTGGCGGTGCGGGTCAAGGGGGGCGACGAGCACGAGCGCTACTTCGTCGAGGAGACGGCGGCCTGTCTGGGGAATTGGTTGGCCGCGCGCGCCGTTATCGCCAAGCCCGATTGCGGCACGTTCTTTTGCTCGGTGAGTAAAAACCGTCTGGGCGGACAAACCCTCACGCCCGAGGGAATGCGGGCGATCTTTCGCTACATCGGGCGGCGGGCCGGGCTGGAGACGAAGTTCTCGCCGCACGACATGCGCCGGGCCCTGGCGCGCTCGATGCACGAGCAGGGCGCCAGCCAGGAAACCGGGATGGCGGCGGGCGGCTGGACGGACGCCACGGTGTATCGGGGCTACATCGGCGACGTGCGCGGGGAGATGGTGCGGCGCTTCAGCCCGATGAAGTTCCTGATGGGGCGGTGAAGGCAACCGGGTGGTAGAGGCCCTGGCCCGGCCGGGTCCCCACCGCCCGGCCGGGCCGAGGGGATGTGCCCACCCCATCGCCAAGGGTGTGGAGGCCCTACGCCTCGCACCCATCGCCGAAGGCAGGGGGACCCCGGCGACAGCTCGCGCCAGTCGCGGGTGGGGCAGGCACGGCGGCATTAGCCGAGCGGCATAAGAGCACGCCGGGTTAGAGCGTGGTTGCCTAGGTGCGGGGAAGAGTCGAACAGTAAACCACGAGTTACCGGTTTAACTCGGCGGGTGATTTGAAACCCTAACACTTGGTTGG